CAGGTTTTATCAGCCTAGAAATAGGTTATGTTGGTTGGGGTCGCCGCGAAATAAATTGGTTCACTATCCGTATAATTGATCTCACAGACCCCTGTCACAACCAACTCAGCCCGGCTAAATCAGCAGCCGTATTGACCCACTAGCTTGATTTGTAATGTTCGAAGCATTATATTTTGGCTAGTGGTTTTAAGTTGGGTTGACATGGTTTAATTAAATCATGTTCATTCAACTTGCTAAATTGGGACTATAATCTTGGAGTTATGGTCCAAGTGCATATATATTTTCCAAATTTAGATGATGTGAGTGTCATTCTATTATGTTCTTAGTGCAGTACGCGTGTGCCTGGGCCGTTCGAGCTGGCAACAGTGATCGTGGAGAGTCACACGGTATGGGTGGGAAAACCTGCTGGCAAAAGTGGCCGGGGGCAATTTCTCATCTAGCACTATAGGCATATAGAACTCTGGGTTTGGTGCATGTTTTAGCAAAGCAAAGGGTTTAGTGTTAGCCTCCTAAAATGGAAAAACATGGACTCAATACCAACAGTTTCTAGTCAATCGGGTGAGGACAGTCTCAGGAGGGCAAGTTGTCATACGGTAGTTCTGATGCCGAACATAGTGATGCCGGATTTCTTCGTTAAAGACACGGTGGCAAGCCGTTGTTTACCTCGTTCCATATTGATTGGATTTGTGGGGTCGAATCACCGTAACTGGATACTATAAGAGTGACTTGTTGGTGTTATTGAGATAAATTAGGCACGCGACGCACGTGCCTTAAATCAGTATCTATGAATAAAAAACCTAATAACAAAACTACTAGTTGGACTAGAACACTATTGTCTTTTTTGAAGTGGGGTGGTATCATCACCTGCTTTACAGAAGGATTTATGTTGTGTAAATATTTCATGATCACATATCAAATGTCAATGGCGGCCAATCCGGAAACATCGGAGTTGGTTGTGTTGTCATCTCATGTTATGTCGACTATGTGGGCTTTGATGGTCCGTTGGTTTATAGCTAGACTATTATTTAAATGGCTATGATACCTCAATTTCGAGGACCTATTAATCAGCGGGTTTTGCCGCAGATTACTAGCCATAATCCCTACATAGTTTCATTTCCTTGGGATATAAGCTCAATTATTCCATGCTTGTCTTCCCATCGATATTGTATTAAAATGTTTAAGTATACTATTTGTTCTTGGTGTCGAGCACCCGCTGAGGACGTCTTACATTATAGGTGTGGACATGAGATATGTGGTACATGCCATCAACGAATGTGGCATATAAAGATGCGATACTGCCCAGTTCCAGTTGGGAACCGCCTGTGTGGTGAGATTCTGTTGCATCCAGGTTTGGGTTCGGAAACTCATGAATTTGAACCTATGGATGGAATCTTAACGGGTAAGTATACATATAGTCATGATATGATGAATGGTCAGCAGGAGAGGAAGATTCAAGTGGAGGCTCGGTATGACCATTTAGGAATGGATAGATTTAATTCAAGAGATGCAACGAATTACGTACAACATGAGTTTGTGGTTCGTGCTTTGAATCTTAATCCGGATAACTCGCAGGTGAGGGTTAATGTTCCGGTGTCTTTTGAATTTCATATTATATTTGAAATCTTTGGCATGGATTTTTATGTTCCATACCATTCTTATTTAAGTGTGTCTCGCTATATGTATCGCTACATTGGTGTGTATCGTGAATTGACGTGTTTTAGTTGTTCTGCTGTTTTAGTTCCGTCAGGTACCTATTCTAAAATAGTATCTTTGATGATGGAGCATGGGCGAGATCCTCAAGTTAATGAGTTGGTGTTGAGGTTGATGAGGAATTTTAGACTCAACTTTAATATTACGACTGAGGCAGAACAAGCCATGATTTGGTTTACTCAAGTCATGATAAACACACAGAATAATTACGAATGGGTAATGTTGCTATTAACCGTAGTATTTCTAATAGGTTGGCGAGTGTTAGTTCATCGTGGTCGAATTCGTTCGTGGCTGAGGCTACTGTCGCAAGGCTACCAATACCTGAGCAGATAAAACCTGGAGCTTCGGTTTCGGGTTTTGCTGCGGAAACGGGTATTAAAAAATCCCAATATTGTGTCTTGCCGTCAGCACAGAATAATGTATTTAAACCTATTTACCACGCCAATAATGTAAAAAATGAACAACAAGCATTGTATGCTAGAGTGTTAAAAGAAACTCCAGCACCTAATAATGAGACGCTAACAAGTTTTATAACTTTTTTCAAGCGTAATTTGAATAAGGTTATTCCGTATAGGAAAATTGAGGGGATTAGTTTTAATGAGTATATTAAAAATACCAATGCTTCCCCAAGTGTTAAAGTCAAACTAAAAAATTGTCAAAAAGAGTTGGATGAAAGAGGAATCACACCTCTATCTAAGTTGACGAGTAACCAGCTGTATCGATATACTAAAAGATCAGCTTTTGTTAAGGTAGAAAACCTTCTATGGTCAGGGGAGCGTGGCGAAAAAGCAAAGGCTCCTAGGCTGATTCAGGGAGCCACTCCTGAATTTATATGTTTAGTTGGACCATATATAAATGCCCTTCAACGTTACATGACGCGTCGCCTTGATGGGCGACGAGGGTTCATGATGACTTCTAGTCGGAGTACCTTAGAAGTAGGGAAATTTCTATCGTCGATCCAGGGGAGAATTTTAGAAAATGATGTTAGTTCATGGGACGCAAGTCTTTGTCCGGAACTATGTGCATTGGAAGCCTGGGTGCTAACGCGTTACAAAGCTCCACGAGCAGTCGTTGACTTAGTTAAAGCAAATGTGATGACTCATGGTCGAACTCTAAAAGGGTTGAAATATAAGGTACCGGGAACCCGTAAGTCTGGTGATCCTTTTACAACATTGTTTAATTCATTGTTGAATGTTATGATGCATTATTATGTTTTAACAATGTATTGTGGAGTAGATGTTAATCGACCAGAGCGTTATTGCCGCATGGCCGTCCAGGGTGATGATAACATTACCAACTATGTTGGGTCAAAGGGCCCATTTGCAAGAGTTCTCCTCGAGTTAGGCTTTAAGAGTGAGAGTATTTTCAGAAGGGATCTTTTGGAATCGGAATTTTGTTCTCATCGCTTTGTGGAGTGTGACCAGGGCATTACCTTAATCCCTAAGTTGGGTCGGGTTATGGCTAAACTCGGTTGCTTTATAAATCCCCCTAAACAATATACACCTGTTCAGTTGTTGAAAGGTGTTGCAATGAGTAATGAAAATTTATTGCAGGTGCCAGGGTTTCGTACTTTGTATGAACCTTTTTTAATGTCAGATGTGAAAGCGGTTATGCCGGATTATGAGCCGTGGAAAATGAGAATTAGTGAAGTTACAAATGTTAAAATGCCACTTATTTATGGCCTAGGTGACTCAAACTTTGACTCAGCCGCAGCATCTATGTTTGATGAAAAACCTAATGCATATGCAAGGTTTATAATGGATATTGATTCGGACGCGGTTAAATACTATAGCTGATGCGTCTGATTGCGTTTGTGGGTAAACTCTCCATGCCTGAATATCCAGGTGGGCATGAAAGTTTAATGAAAATGACTGAGTCACTCAAGACCCGTAGGCAAAACCTTGGTCAGGTGAATACCAGGGAAAGGGGTGATGAAGTCTTTGACATGGAACTTAATGAACTGGAGATATCTGAACTAGGGGTTGGACTAGAAAATTTCGGTAATTATGTCGAGTACGAACATATTGACCGTTTGTCCTTCGAGTTGGTTGTCGCCCTACTGAGATACACAACCGTATTTAATAAAATGAATGACCAAAAACAAAAACAAAAACAAAAAATAGAGTTAGCTGAGACCTCTCGAAAACTGCTCAGCGTTGAGAAACCAACCGTTCGTTCAAGGTTGAAAAATAAATTGACCTCTCCTTCAGGACCGCCTAACACTGCAGTTAGTGATGCAGTTATAGCCAAATTCCAACCACCTATTAAAAATAAGGTGGAGCGGAAGGCTGTTAGGACCAAAGTTTCGCCAGGGGAAATGGCCCAAGTGGTCATTGATAATATTCACAATGTTCCTGATTTCACTCGTAATATACCTAAGCAATTGATTAATTCTAAGTGGAATCGAGTTGGTGAAGCTGTCGGTATAGTCGAAGCTCTATCGCGACAAGGTCAGCCAAAGGCTAGAGATGTTGTTACACGAACTACACCTAGCTCGGAATATCGTGTTGATCTTAAGAAGGAGTTGGACGCGGAACGTGCCAAATTGCGTGATGTGCATTTTCATGGACCAGAAGAACTTCGTGAATACCAGGAAAATAAGTTAATGAAAATGTTTCACCCAACTGAGTATGCACGTAAAATTAAAAAAGAATTGCAGCAAGAGAAGAAATGGCGTGATTCTTTAGGTGCTGAAGCTCTGGTTATGGAGGGTATAGAACCTAATCCAGGGCCTAAAACTAAACAACAGAAACGTCGGAAACAATTGAAGAAGGCTATTAAACAACAACACAAACAAAAGACTGGGAAAACAGCTTTTACATCCATATCTCAACCCAAAGCTATATACCAGCGTACTAGTAATGTGCAGTATTCTAAACCTCGTATTACTTTTTCCCAGCTTGGTATGCGGGTATCACATAAAGAATACTTGGGAGACGTTGTTGTTTCTAATGCGGCAGGGTATACTCCGTTATATGCTGTTCAAGTGAATCCGGGGAATGTTGCAGCCTTTCCATGGCTTTCGTCTATGTCTCCTAATTTTGAAAGTTTCAAAATTCATAAACTTGCCTATCGTGTTCAACCAGTTGCCCCGACAAGCGTGGGAGGTGAGTTGGTTATGAGTTTTGATTATGATGCAGCTGATGGTGCACCAATGAGTAAAAGTCAGCAATTGCAGGCCTTTGCTTGGAAAACTTGCTCATTGTATGGTGCGACTGGTGGTAGTCAGCAGCGTTGTGAGTATTCTCATAAAGCAGGAGGTAATCTTAAACAGTGGTATGTCTTAACACCTAATTCAGCTGGTACTCCTGTGCAGCTGTATACCCCTGCTGTGTTTTATATTGCAGCTTCAAATGTATCAGGAGCATCTGCAAATACATTAGTGTCTGATTTATATGTTGAATATGATATAGAATTGCTGGTTCCTCAGTCAACGGCTAATTCCACAACAGCTGGATTTTTCCAAGCTCTAAGTCAGTATACGGGAGTTTATGGTTCGGCTGTTTCAACGTTAATTTCTAATAGGACGTCTAATGTTAATCCTCTTGTGAATTCGACTATGCAGAATACGGGGGCAAATGCTATTTTTTATCAACCGGGCAATACTGGTATAAGTGTAAATTCAGCTACTGGTGAGGTTAAACTCCCATTGTCTAACACTTATTATCTGGTTATGTGTGGTGCAAGGACCAATGGAGGTCATTATCTTACTTGGAATAATGCCCCATTGGGGTTAGTTCATTGTGCTATATCTACTGATGTTTATGGTAATAATGCATGGATATCTATTGATAGTGTGGCTGGTGATAACAATGTTTTGCGATTTATCTTGTTGACGGACGGTACGGCTTCAACAGTAGCGCCGTCTCGATTTTATTTGCAATATCAGCCTAGTGCTGCTACTACAGATCCAGACTACATAAACATCGTGATAGTTGTATTGGGACCAAATCGGTCGTTGACTGATCCTCTGAAAGCGTGGAAAGAACGTTTGTCTCAGAGTGAATCAACAGTGGTTGTAGAAGGGGAAACTTTCACAACGAAACAGTTGCAGTCAAAAAATAATAATAATGAAGATGAAAAGATTAGTCCAATCGAAAAGTATATTATGATTAGGCAATCGTAAGTCAACACAATTAAGGCTTCATTCAAATAACCTTAGTGTGTTTAGTGTTGTGTAAGTAGTTTGCCGTGAACCAATGTGACGAAG